GACCAAGAAAACAGTCGAGGTGATCACCGTCTAGGCCTTCAGTCAGACGGATGTAGCCGTACGGTACAGACATGAACGTCTTACCCTCGGTTCCATCGTGGTGATTCTTCCATCTGCGGTAACTGCCTCGACGATTCTCGATGGAGATCTCGAGCCCAGCGAACGTGGTGCGATAGTGGAGCTTCCGGTTCTTCTGCAGCGGATCCCAGTTCAGCGCGAACCCGTCCATCACGCCTGTCGCCTCATCGATCCGGACGTCGTCAAACGCCTTCAAAAGGTGATCGATCGAGGAGAAATCTTCATAACCGATGAGTCCCGCCTTGTTGAACAACTGCGCCCGAGCACCGTCATTCAGCGGCAAGATGGCCATGTACGTTCCATTGCCAAGATGCCACTGATTGCCAAGGCCCTTTTCCTCGTCCGGAGGAACAAGTTCCCAGTCGTCGGTGAATCCCCAGCCGGCTGGGCATCTAATAATTGCGCACCTGCAATTCGGATGAAGCGTCCCCACCGTCGCTACCCACTCCGCCTGTTTCTTTCCAACGTTCGTTCCGTTTCCCTCCCACCACGTAGCCGGCATGATTCGCGGTTTGCCGTTCTCGAGGTAGAGTTCCTTGCACTTGTGGCAGGCATCGTCATTCGGGATTTTTGCCAGACCCGCTTCCATCCCGTGCTGCGCGACCGTCGACTCGAAGACTCCCTCCTGAAACGCGGTCTGCATCTCCGTGTTCGCGATGCGGTCCCAGTCTCGCGACCAGTCCCCGGTCATCTGTCGCAATCTGCTTCGCAGGGCGCCCTTGGTCTGCCGCTCCTCGATGGCCGCCGCCGTCTCCTCTGCGATCCCCGTCCTGACCCTGGATCCGTCGAGCGCAGCCTGGACCACCTGGCCGCCCCATTGATCTCCCAGGGCCACGCAGCACTCGCCGGCCCGGGTTGCCGCATGCTCCATCGCTCGTTGTTCGATGTCAGAAAGAGGCACCTCTGGACGTCTCATCCGCTCCAGGACCTCGTCGAAGGTCATCTGATGCCCTGGCATCTTTGCGGCATGCTTGAACGCCTGCTGCTCGGGGCTGCGACCGTGGAGCGTACCAAGAAAGAACGATGCCCTGGCAACATCGGCCAACGGTTGATCTTCGAGGTAGCCCTCGGCCTTCAACCGTTGCTGTTCTTCCGATTTGTACCCGAAAACCGTGACAGCAATGGCCGTCGCCGCGTCGCGGAAGATCTGACGGAGCTTGTCAAACAGTGCCACTCTGCTGATCTTTCTGGCTCATAAGCTCGATGGCCTTCATGACCGCGATCTCGATGATTTTCTTGACTCGCTTATCGGCCTCGGCCTTCCCCTGGGCCAGGGCCGGAACGAGCAACGGGACAGATTCCTTCTTCTCGCCCACCTCACACCTCCAGTCCGACGAAACAGTACTCGACCTGTGCTGCGTTGACCGTGTCCTTGTTGGTCACGATCACGGCCGCGAACTCGCCGTGCAGGACCATCAAGCCCTTGTACGTGCCGCTCGGACCGATGACGATTTCCGTCACACTGCCGTTGATTTTCACCCCCACCCGCTTGTCGGAGCGAATGATCAAGATCTTGCCAGCTGCCACGTCGTTCAGGGGCAACGTCATGGACGCGCTGGCCGCCACTGATGCCACACCGGCACTGTGGACCGTCAAGTCACTCCTGACGATCTGATTCAGCGCCGTGTCCGTCATGCTCCACAAGATGTTCTTCTGATCGGTGTCGAGGGAAACGATCAGGTCCGTTTCGAGCTTAGCGGTGAGAGTCATACCGTTTTCCTCCTACTTGATCTCGTATTCGTCCTACTTGATCTCGTATTCGACGATATCCCCGTCGAGTGACTTGTGGAATACGAAAGACTTCTGTTCCGGTTCGGCTTGCCCCTGCTCCTGCTCTCCCCCTTCTCCAGGGTACTCCGGTTGCTGCGAATAGCCCCCGGCCTGCTCCTGTTGCGCCCCATTCCCACTCTCTTGCCCTTGTTGCCCCTCCTGTGCACCCTCTTGCCCCTCAGGTCCCCCCTGTTCCGGTCCGCCCTGTTGACCCCGGTTCTGTTGCTGCGCCATCTGAGTTTTCATCTGCTGAAACTGGTTCCAGGTGGCGTCCAGGATGCATTCTCCGAGACCATCGGGCAACGGTTCCAGGTCGTTTAACTCCCGCATCTCATCCACCGTCATCAGGTAGGTGGTCTGCTTCTTCTGGTTGTCGATCTCGGCCGCCGCCTCCTTTGGATCCAGGCCGGTAAAGACAAACTGCAGCGCTGGATTGATCGGACAGATGAGATACCTGTTGATGTTGTCCTCGATAAACATCAGAAGTGGGCGGAGACCTTTGTCCTTGCTATGCTTCACCCGCGTCTCGGTGTTGCTCTGGTTGCCCATGGACTGCGTCTGGCCTGTGTTCCCGTAGAGAAAGTTGATCTCCGTGGGGTCGATGAGGCACAATCCGCAGAACAACTTGATCAAAAAATTGGACCACTCGCCAAACTCCATGTCCCGGTTGTTCTGGTGGAAGTCGATCCAGGACGCCTCCTCAAAGTTCGTGATCGGAGTTCTCCAGGCGTTTGCGATGCCGCTCACCACCATGTGCCACTGGTTGGCGAAGATCCTGAGCTTGTTGTCCGGCACTCTGGGCAAGTTCAGCATGCCCTTTGCCACGCTTCCCTGCTTGAAAAAAGCCGAATTGTAGTCAAACCCGTAGATGGAAGACGTGACTATCCGGATGCCGAGTTCCAGCTCGCTGATCCCGTAACCATTCGCTCGAAGGTCTGTCCGTGGGTTGCGGACCGCGAAACACAGGTCGCGCGGAGTGAACTCCTGAACTACTGACCCGTCGTAGACCTGGACGTAACGGATCTCTTTGTCGGCCTTCGAGATGTCCTTGTTCCACGGCTGGTCCACGATCCGAATCGAGGCTCCGTCCACAGCGTAGAAGTCGGCGGGGAGCCCCTTCCGGTTGTAGACAACTTCGGCGCAGGCCTGATCGTAGATCAGGCCGTCCTTGGCGAACTTCTGCAGAAACGTCGAGAATGAATCCTTGATGAATCCTTGCGTCGACCCGCAGGTCGACACCCACTCCTCCAGATCGCGGCATTGCGAACGTTCTTTTTTGGATGGGACAGCGTCCTTGTCCCGCATGCGGATCTGATAGCCCGATTCATTCTCGTCATGCTTTGGGCGAGAGAACAGCTGGATCTGTTTCAGCCGGATTTGAAGGATGGGAGGAAAGATCGGCATCCGATATGCCATGCGCTGCAGGGCATCGTAGCTGACCATTGAGTAACGTTCGCGGTACCCCAGCGTCTCGAGCAGGGCGAACGGATCCCAGTAGATGGCTTTCGGATCGTCAACGGGTGCCTCAGGGGCAAGCACCATGTTTGTCGGTCCGGCCTTCACCAGCGCCTCAGATCCGATCCGGTCTGTTACAGCGTCGGCGATGGCATCGATCACCAGGCCGACGGTCTCCTTGATGCCCATGCTGGGCCTCCGTTCAGTAGCTGCGCCCGTACGGTGGCTGTGCTCCGGGGATCTTGCCGTCCTCGTCGATCTGCACGGTCTCTTCGCCGAAGATCGAGTTCAGACCAACGCGCTTATCATCCGCCGACTGGAACGGTTGATTCAATACCGCATATCCGTCGACGATCTCCGGCGTCACCTCGATTGTGGTCGCCCCGAAAGCCTGATGCTGGGTCATCTCCGGCGTGGACACCTCGGTGGGCTCCATCTCGGTTCCGGACTTCTTGAGCCCAAACGGAAGTGGCTCATAGAACCCGTTCTGTTGCTGGACGGCCTTCGACAGGTCGTAGTCGCCGAAAAAGGATCGCCCCTCACCCATCTTTGACTTGTTCATCTTTGACTTGTTCATCTTTGCCTCCTGTCTATATCCCGTCGGCTTGTCCGCCCTTTCCGATCGTGAGTTGGCCTCTCCGGACAAGCTCTCGGCGTCTGCCATCTTCTTCGTTGCGGTCTCGCTATCATGTCCGTGCTGCCTGATTGCTTCCAGCGCAGCGTCGTGCTTCTCGGCCGCTTCGAAGTGCTTGTCCTGGGCCTCCTTGTGGCGCTTCCAGTCATCGCCGCCCTTGCCCGTCATTTGATCGCGATGATGGCGCGCCATCCTCCTGTGCTGCGATGCTCGATTGGTGTGTTTCTCTTTTGCGAGATTGTGAGCGCTTTCTCTGGCCGATTGGCGCAATTTGGCTCCTTCGTCCTCCGGTCCTCCATGCCGCTTCTGCTCCTCGGCTCGCTTCTCCTCCTTCGTCTGCTTCGGCACTTTGGGCTTTGCCCCCCCCCTAGCCTTGCTCGCTTCCGCCGCTTTCTGGCTGGCCGTTTCGGCAAACCCACTCGCCCTTCCAGCCGCATAGCCAGCGGGGATCCCTTCGCCCAGTAGCTTGGACGCTTCATCATGCTTGCGTGCAGCGTCCTCGTGACGACTACCAGCCCCCAAGTGGGCGATCTTGGCCTTCCCCTGCGGAAGCTTTGCCGCCTCCTCGTAGTGC